GTCTGCGGCTGCTAGGTCTAAATTTCCTTTAAACCAAAAGGCTAAAGAGAAATCTCTGTTAGTACTATAGTCAAATGCGGTCGCTACTGAACAAGTTAATTTATCATCAACTCCATCAAATACTGCGCATGGGTGACTATTGTTAGTAGTTAGGTCTGCGGTAACGTCGCCCTGAACCATGTTTAAGCTTCCTCAATATTTACAATCATGACTTGTAGTCCGTTCGCAATAGAACACATTAACCATTTATCGTTAGCAGTTGTTCGCATAGCTGTTACTGCGGTGTCAACTGCTGTTGTGGTTGCTGCTACAATTTGAACATCTACATCTCCTTGTGCCATTATAAAATCACCAAATTAGAGCAGGGTTTTCCTGCTTCGTTGTTGCAATCGTGTACCTGTAAACGTGAACTTTCATCTTTCAGGTCTTTGCATTTAGATTTAATCGCTTGTATTTCAGAAGTCAAACTATTGTAGTCTTCTTCTTCTAGGAAAACATCAATAGTTAGTCTTTTCATTATGCTGAACCTTTCATTATTCCGGCGTTAACTAAAGCTGTTCGCATTGCTACCACTAAATCATAAAGTGCTTCCATGTTTGCGTCAGAGTTTAAACCAAATGCCCCGGTTGCATAAGCTGCGGGAGCTGCTTGGTCTGCACTTGCTGCCTGGACAACTGGCGTTGCACCCCAAAAACCCAGTTTTTGTGTTGATGCTGTTGCTAATTTTGTACCATCAGATGACCCAACACCAAAATCTACTGAATCGGTCATGGCAATTACTTCAGAGAAGCCTGCGGTTTCGAATAATTGCCCCCCATCATTTGCACTTCTTAGCTTGTTTATGATACACTCTTTTACTGCTAAGGTGTCTTTGGTTTCAACTCCCATTTTCTGTTTTCTCCTCTTTTTTAGGCTCTTCTTTTTTAGGAGCTGCCTTCTTAGGTTTGGGAGGCTCGGGTTTTGCCCGAGGGTCTCCAAACTCTTTTTTAAGAGGTTCTGAGAGTCTGTGATAATGGTCGTCGCCTAAAGCAACTAGATTATCGTAAACTCTTTTTCTATTTTCTAGAGACATTATTATACCCCCGTAATAGAACAGATTGCGTCCGGGTTAGTTACCTGGATTTGTCCTACTTCATAGGCTCGAATAGTCCACTTAATGCCTGGGTCTTCGATGGTGTTAACTCGAAGTCCTGAAACTGCTTTCCATGTACAAGCCTCTTTTCCGATAACTACTTGTGCTCCGCCTTCTGTTACAGAGTTGGTTACTAGTACAGTAAGTCCAACAATCATCCCCACACGTCCGTTTTTAGTAGCTGAATCAGTCCAAAACTGACCTGCGTTTCGTACGTTTGCGTTACCTAAAAGTTCCGCGTAGTTGGTTGGGTGTACTAATAAGAATCCATTTTTGTCTGGATTATAGTTGTCAACTGCTATTAGAGCTTTTGCGTCTAAGATGTCTTGAATTGGGTCTCGGTCTGCGATAACTGCATTGTTCCAAGTTGCATTAGCTGCTACTGTGTTGCCCGCTTCGCTTAAGATTTTAGAGCCAATTTCAGTATCTACACTCTTAGCTACTGCTCGAGCAATTCTTAACAAGGTTCTTGCGATAACTGGTACATTGTTAGTCTTTGCGTCTTCCCAGGAGATTACTCCTTCCATAGCGTGTTTAACATTTCGACCTTGGGTTTTAGTCCAGGTTACTTCCCCGTAAGGAAACTGGGCTAGTCGTGGAACTCCCTCAACTGCTGAACCTGTTCCGCCTGTCAAATCTGCTGCGGTTTCTTTATAGTAAACTTCAGTCCATGCATTGCTAGTTTGAATCATGCATAATTGCTTAAGCACATATTCTTGTAGTGCGAATCCTGTTACAACTCGTGAAACATTGTCCGCACGGATGTCTGCTTGTCCGGTTGCGTCTGCCATTAGAATCCACTCCCGACAAGAACTGCGATTATTTCATCAGCTCCAGCCGATGTTTCTAAAGCGATTCCTACATCAGAGAATAATAAGTCTGCTGCTGCTACTTTAGCTACTTCATTGTCACCGGATACAGAAACTCTTTCTCCAACTGTAACCGCTGCGGAGCAATTTATATCAAAAATTCCGTGGGTGTATACTGCTAGTGTTGTGCTCCCATCACTAGCAACTTTCTCTGCTGCTGAAATTCCCATAAATGGGTCATTATCAGCGGTCGTTACTGAAATCGTCCTAGGGTCGGTGATTTTCATCAATTCCCCTTTTTCTATACCTGTACCATCTGCTACTGTGAAACGTACTGGGTCGCCCCCATTTCCTAGAAGTTCGATGATTACGGCTGTGTCGCCTGCTGCCATGGCTAGTATATTATAAGTATATATTTAAAAGTTTCCCTTCTATGGGGGTGACCCGCCGCACATATCGTATGCTCCGGGTGGTCTTTTAGCCCAATCCCAACAATTACCGCAAATGTTTTCTTTGTCTCTAGGTGAGTCTTTTACAAACTTGCGGGTTTTGTTGCATTTGTAGCATGGCTTTACTATGATAATCATTATTTAAACAATTCGTCTTCGAATCCTGACCCTTTGATTAGGTTTTTAGCTGACTCTGTGGCTTTTTGTTCCTCTGAAGGTTCTTGGTTTCCGGCTTCTGCTTTGCCTGATAACATCATGTTAGTCTTAAGTTCCTCTTGTCGGTCTAAAAACTTCTCAAATCTGTCATTTTCTGCTTTCATTTCTGCTACTAGCTTGCTAGCTTTGTCAACTGCTGACAATTCTTCTTCTTCTTTTTGGGTTTCTTCTGGTGTTTCACTTTCTACAGGTTCGGTCATTTTGTATTACCTCGTGTAATTTATCTAAAGCTTTGGTATTTTCTCCTAGTTTCTTCTCGAATCTAGTCATTAAATAGATGGTCATGGCTATTGGAAAGCCTACATTACTAACTAATTGAGTATAATCCATTATCTTTTATTTCTCTCTCTGATTCTGGCGAATCTTTTGTCTTGTCTAGCTTCTTCAGCTAGTTTTCTGGCTTGATTTTCTTCTCTTATTCTTTGGAAACGTTCATCTTGTCTAGTTTCTTCATCTAATCTGGCTTGTTGTTGTGCTTGTTGTTGTGGAGTCTGTGTTAAAACTGGACTTTGTGCCTTCTTTAGCTGTTGTTCTGCTAGTTTTTGAGTGCTTTGTACCTTTCTGTGGTTAGCAATTAGGTAATTTCCTAAGAATGGTATAAAATTCTTGGCAATATTTGAAGCTGAGTTTAAATCATCTAGCTGTTTCTTGATTTCTTCTGCTCCTTCTAAGTCTCCGTTCTTAATTGCGTCTCGCATTGCTATCCCTAGAGTGGTGGCTACGTCTCCTTGTCCTTCATTGAACGAGAATCCTACACTGAAGATGTAACTTCCCAATGCTCCGGCAATAAATGAGGGGCTTTTGAATTGTTTAGCAATTTTTCCTACAAAGGAGATAATTCTAGCTGCGTTTTTGGTATTCATTGCGGGTTTTCTTAGTAATGAACTTGCTCCAGTACCACCAGACGCTACTTTAGCAACTTCTTTTGAGATTAATCCGCCACTTGCGGCTAGGGCTGCTCCATCTGTGGCAATTCCTGCCAAAACTGGGGCTGCTAAACTTCCTGCTGCTAGTGCTCCTATACCTAAAGATGTCCCAATAGCTACATCTCGAGCAAAGTTTTCCGGGGCGGGGGTTTCTGGTTGAACTTGTTGTGATACTAGGTTAGGGTCAACTATTCCCTCGGTTAAAGCTTCTTGACTAACTAGAGGAAAACCAGGTTGTTGTTCTTGGACTGGTTCCGCCGGTGTTGGAACTAGAGGAGTTAAATCCTGAACAGGGGCGGCAGGTGTCTCCGCTCCCTGAACTGGGATAGGTGATATAGGTTGAACCGGGCGTTGAGGGGTGGTTTCTTCGCCGCGAGCCAAGAATGCTTGTGCTACTTGTTGTTTAGAAGGACCTTTTATTTTCTTTGGGTCTGTCAAAGTTCCTGCAAATCCTTTCCCTGGGATAGCTGACGCTCTTCTTAAGGTTGCCTCTCTATCTTCTCGTTGTGGAATGTTAGCAGTTTCTCTCTGTCCTTCCTCTCTGATAGCAGGGTTTTTACTTACAAGTTTTTCTGAGGTTGATAATCCACCGCTAATTACTTGTTTTTTCTTTTTTCGTCTAACCATTTACTGTACCCCCACATTAGTAACCGCAGTATCTTCTGCTGTAGCGGCTTGTAATGTTTCTGACTTGCTTTGGTCGGATAATAATTCGTTTTGTAGAGTAGCGGGGAATTCTAGTTCAATCTCTAGGTTTAATTGTGCGAGGACTTGCTCTTCAATGTACAATTGTTCTTCTTCCACGGTTTGCTCCCAGGCTAAATAAGCTATTTTAGCACTTGCTTCTGTGATTTCCTCACCGCCACCCACGATAATCATGGGAACTCCGGCGGCTTGGTAGAAATAGCTGTTAAGTCTGTCAATCCACGGTAATGGGTTAAGTGTGGAATTTGGGGCTACGGCTAAAACGTCCGCGTCCGCCGCTCCTTTTGGGATGTATAAATTCTCTCCTTGCGTACTGGCTTTGTCTGCTTTAACTTTGAAAGCTTCAATCTGAGTAGTATCATCAGTATCTAACTGCCATTTTATGATAGGGAACACGTTTCTATGCAATAGTTTCTTATAATCTGCCATTGCTTCATTACGCATTAGGATAATCTCTTCTACTGCGTCAACTATACTTTCTCCGTGTATCTCGTCTGCGGTTCTGTTTCTAGAGAGATGGAAGATTTGTTCAGGTTTCCATCGAACGTTATTTTGTCCTTTGGTTCTGTTGATTTGTTCATATCTGATAATAACTCCTTTTCTGTTGGCAATAATTCGTATTGCTCCTGGGTCTAGTGGTTTTAGATTTATTAGTTGGTCTTTGTCATCTCTGATTACTTCTGCAAAAGAATCACCGCCAATCTTGGCAACTCTGGTCTGGTTCTCAAGAATGGTGTTAAAAGTATCTTTTCCCCATCCTCTTATGGTTGATAGGGTCATTTCTGTGATTTCATTGCTTTTGAATCCTTTGCCAATAGTCCATCTAGCTAGTGCGTCAATGGCTGTTTTAAGTTCAGGAATCTTTTTGTAGTAACCAAACTGGGTTGACCAGTTGTTATTATCGTAAGTTGTTTCTTTTTGGTCTTGTGGTCCTTCTGTGTTGACCGGGTCTACTGAGAAGTCTGTAATTGTGTTTTCTTTATTTCCGTAGTTTGAACTACTTATGTTTGTTTCGGGCATTTTATGTATTTATTTGGTAGGGAATAGCAACAACTAGGCGGGAATTGCTTCCGGCAAATGTGCCTATTGCTGTGTCCCTTGGGTTATGACCAACTTCATAAACATCATTATCACCGGTGGATATCAAGATAGTCAACCTAAGTATTTCTCCTTTTTTAAAATGTGTTTTTGGAACTGTGATAGCTAGGGTTCTGGTGAGTTCATCGTTTGCTGTAACAGTACCTGAATCAGAAGCTTTGTTTGCGATTTCTGTTTCTGATGAACCATCCCACTTTCTTAATCTTGCTGTTATGACAAGAGAATTAATTTCTGCTGCTTGTGCGCCGATACCAATTTTAACAAAAGCTTCTCCTTCTATGGTTTGAGGGAACTTAAATTCTGTTAGGTCAAAGTCTTGGTCAAAGCTTTGACCAGAGTTACCAGTAACTACAGAATTAAGGGGGTATCCTTCTATTGCGGTGGCGGAGGCTCCAACTGAACCTACAATCGTAGCGGCTTTGGTGGATTCTATCAGTTTGTAGTTATTTCCCCCAGTATCATATGCATTAAATCCGTCGTATAATACATATCCAGTACCGGAAGCTAAATCTACCCAATCGTAATTTACGTTTAGCGTTCTGCCTGGTGGGAATAATCCCGGGAAATTAAGTGCCATGTTTCTTTTTTACGGGGTCAATCAATTTACCCTCGTTTCTTGCGTTCCAAGAGGTTACCAATCCAGTGAATATTTGTTCTTCACCAACATCTATACCTCGGTGAATCACTCTACCCAATAATCTACCCCATTTCTCTACCTTATTGTTTGGGTCAACAAGGATTGTAACTTCTTCATTGAGGATTTTGTTTTCGAGCCACGCTTGGCTTTCTCTGCCGCCTTCTTCATTGAGTTCAGGAGCTGCGATATTTGAGAATCGGATAGGAAAATCGAAATCTCTCTCTTTCCAGTTAACCCGAATCGTATCGCCGTCGTGAACCTTAACCACCCGGCAATCAAAGTCTTCATTAATTTGTTTGTGTGGGCTTTGTAAATAGTAAAATTGCATTTGCGTTTTTGTAAGTTCGGGGAAGGCTTTGAAGTCATGGGGCATTATGTCTCGCTATCGATAAAAGTTTCGACCTTTTTCTCTCGTAATAGGGATAATCCTCTAAGTGCTCCGTCTCTTAAGATGTTTACCATAGATTCTGCTTCATTTCTGGAGGTGTAACCTGACATATTGAAACTTATGATATAGATGGCGACTAGGTTTGATTCCACTTCACTCAATATACCTTTGACATCTGCATTTAGTCCGGCATAGTCGTCTGACCAGTTTCGTCTGGTAATTGCATTGATGTACGATTCCACTTGTAGGCATAAAGCGTTAATTCTAGCTTCTGTTATACTGGTATCATAGTTTTCACCCGCTTTAACTAGAATTTCATCACTTGTAGCAAATATTCCTGTATGTGCCATTTTATTTCTTAATATAAGTAAATATTTAAAGGTTTGGTACGGACAAGCCATGCAGCTCTAATTAATCCTTCGGCAATATGGGTATCGTTTCCGTAAAATCGGGTCTTTCCGCGTTCGGTTTCAAATTGAACTGAACGCAAAGAGTGGAAAATATCTTCATCAGTTAGTAGTTTTATCTGTTTGTGTTCCATCATGGCTAGAAGATTGGTGTACATATCTTCTTTTAGCAGCTTTTTTCTTCTGCTTCCGTCTCTTTCGATGTCTCTGGATGCGTTGTTAAGAGAGATAACTTTTCTTCTAGTTGACGGATTAATGAGTAGATAGCCAAAATCTCCGCTTCCGATACCTCCATCGTCAATCCCAATTTTCTTAAAGTTATATTTTTGTTCAAGAGAATCCGTGAGGTTAACTCTTTCTGGAGTTTGCGTGTGTCTTTTTGTAATGCTTTCCATCTGTCTAATCTTCTGTTTGTCTGTTCCATCTAAAATTTCCCATGTGGATAGGTCTCGACCCATCCCTGCTATGTCTTGCCCTAAAAAGTATTGTCTTTTTGCTTGAATATGAGATGGTCTTTGGAGACACATTACTTGTTTAAGTAATTTGTCTGGGAATACTTGTTTAAGGTCGTTTAATGGTTGACCCATGTATTCTTGGGCGTAAGCGAGGGTGGTCATCCGGGCCTTCTCGGCTTCTAGTCTCTGTAAGGCTTTATCTCTTTGGAATGTCGTCCAAGTCTCGCAAATAACTCTCTCTCGCATGACTTTCTCGGAATCGGTTCTAAATCTGGTGTAGGTGTTAAATGCATTATCTTTATTTATGAGGGCGTCATAATAATAACCTTGACACCCGAAGGGTGTGCTGAGTAGTATTGTGTCGCCGCCGGTGGTTAACATCATTGGGGTAACTGCGTCCCAAACCATTTCAGGTATTCTGCTCGCTTCATCAGCATATAAGCGATGCACAGTTAGGAATCTTATTCCTAAACCTGTTAATCCTGTGGGTAAGCACCAGATAATCGTGCCATTTTTTAAGTTAATCTTACTCTTTGTGGGTCTGTATTTACCTTTCTTTATCTGTTTTTTATCAGTTCGGTAAATATGGTCTAGTGTTTTCTCGAATAAGGCGTAAGCCTGTCGTTCGGTGGGGGCAATCATCAAAATAACCTTCTTAGGGTTATCAAGGGCGTACTGCCCGGCGTCCATGCCGCAAATAACGGACTTTCCTACTTGACGTCCAGTACACAGGAGTTTATCTCCTGTGGTTCTTAGGAATTTCTCTTGCCATGGGTCTAGGGTTATGTTCATTTTCTCACTCACCCCGCAAAAGCCAAAAGAGGTCAACAATGTGAGAGCTTAGCGGTCTAGGTGTTTAGTGGTCTCAACATACCAATTTGTGTTTTTAACGTTGTCCGTCTGGGGGACAAGCCCCAGGGTTTAACCAGAAGAACCTATTCTCTGGTTCTCGTCTTCTGGTTCTTTAGTTTCTTTATCTGCGAATGGGGGTTTTGTCTTTGAGAGTGCTTTTTCAAAGGCAGCTAATGCTATCTTGTTTAAATTAAGCTGAACTTCAGCTGTTTTGATAGCTTCTTCTATGTTAGCAATTGCGTTCTTTAGGTCTACATATTCTAGTTTTTTCATTTTGTTCCTCACTTGTCTGATATTATTTGATTTAATTGTTTTTCCGTAAACTGTGTCTGAGACTTTTCCAGTTCTTGTGTTTTTGTATTTTTTAATATTTTGAAATTTTAACATTTTAAATTTTTTGCTGTGGGGTTGTGGACACACCAAACCAACCCCAACCCCAAACTCGCAACATAACCTAATCACACAAGCTATATGTATATGCCCCGCCGAAGGCGGGGCATAGGGGAGCGACCAACGGGAGCGACCACAGAGCGGGTTGGGACCCGCAATATCACGTAAGTATCCAACCATATAGTTGGCAAATATTTATTCAGGTTCACATAACCACCAATAAATAAGATACCAACCAGTGCAGACGAACTGAGTTGACTTTAGTCTCAGTTTTGAATGTGCTGGCGACGGAGCGTACTTCGAATTAAGCGACAGCGTGTTTTTACATTGGGGTAAATGTGTTTAATGTGGTTATGTGAACTTTATGTTCGGCAAGGTAGCCGAACCGCAGTTTGTGTACTTTGCAGAATAAGTTCGTAGACTAGACCGGCTGATGGTTAATCTCTTGCAGAGATTAAAACTAATCAAATATTTAAGTCTTTTGAAGGTTAGTCTAGCAAAGTGTTGTTGTATCATCTAGGTTTCAGACTCCCAGGAACTACATTGGCAAACCCTTTGTCACTTGTCATAGTCATAAATGTACACTTCTTCCCTTTCAGTATCTCTTTTGGGTTTATATCATTGCCAACCTCAATTGCTGCTCCAAATGTATCTAAAAGCTTGCCTAGTTTGTTCACAGGTGTGATAAAACTAGGATATCCCGCTTTAATCCTCTGATTGTCACCAAAACTAATAACTAAATCAGTATATTTGAATGGTTGGTCTCTGTATTCTACATCAATGATAGTCCCTTCATGTAAACCATCTTCTATCTTCTTGGGTGCTTCAACTTTAAACATATTTTCTTTCATTTGTTGTACCTCTCACCAGTATAAATAAATAAGTTCAAGAATAAATAGGATTATCAATAAGAGTGATAAGTTCCTAAGTATCTTGAGACTTATTTTTTCTATCCTGTCCATTGTGTAAAACTTGTCTGGCTGTTTTCATAGGTGCTATTGTTGTGACTGTGTAGTACACTTTGTTGTTACTCCTTCTTCTTTGAATCCAACCTTTCATACGCATTTCTCTTAGTCTAAGTAATATGAAGTTATATTCTGTTTGTAGCTTATGTGCCATGAAGGCTGCATACTTAAATCTGATTTCTGCATTTTCTAAGAAAACTAGTAGTCTCGCTTCACTTCTTTTGACAATTTGTTTTACCATTGTAAGTATCATTCTATTGGACTAATATATAAGCTTTACGCATTAGTTGAATATACATTTTCAGATGTATATACATTATATACAGAATGTTTATAAACAGGGGGACATTAATCAGAGGGAGTAGATAGCAGTATATTAATTCTAAGTTAAAAATAAAAGAGAGAGTACCACGTGTAGAAAACGATAAGGGTCATAACAACAATAAAAAAAAGAAAAATTAAATAGTCTTTCTCAGAACCTCAATGGCTTTGATAACATCTGATTGTAGCAAAAAGATGTCATGGTTTATCCATTTTTTGCCCTTTTTGTAAGACTTTTGTAGGCAAACAGAGTTACCAGTCTTGTGTTTGAAAACTGCGGCTTTTATACCGCCAACTTTGTATTCTTTTATTGGTTTTGTCATTTTATATGACCTCCGCCTTCTCGGCACTAGATACGAGAAGGTGAGGTTAGACAAAACTAACAGATTAAAGCTACAAAGTCAATGTATAAGTCGTGGCTTGCATTACCTGACTGGGGGTGATAGAATCTCAGTTTAACTTGATTGCTACCATTTATATAATCTGAAATATTATTTGGGTCTGGGAAAGGGACATATCTTAAATTATGATTAAGTGCTGTTCCGGTTTGTGAGTATAAAGTTTTCCAAGTGGTGTTCGTGTCATCATATATTTGTAAGGTAGCTGCGTGTGAATTACTGCCTTCATAGTGGAATGCTATGATTATACCTGCGAAATCTGTAATATTATCAACTCTATACTCTACATCAAAACCTGGCACTCCTGTTACTTCTGTTATATGAACTTCATTACCATCTGCCCATGTCTGAACGTCAGTTATAGTCCCACTTGTTAGAGTCCCTGTGTTTACGGTCTGAACGTCTGCTGTTTCTATAGTTGGAACTAGGTCAGACGGGGTGATGTCTGTGGAGACTAGAAACTTATTGGAATCTGTTTTAACAAATTTACTTGCTGTTAGGTCTAGAACTTTGATGTCATTTACTATGAAACTTTTAGCACTTACAACTTTAGTTTTAACATGTGGGTCGATGTTTTCTCTTTGATTGTCATAGCCGTAAGAACCTTTTGGGGATTTTACAATTTTTGAGAAGGAATTTTTTAAAGTCATGCTTCTTCAATGTGAACTGTGCCTACTTTTCCTAGAAGTCCATCCCAACACAAGTAAACGTCGTTGGTGGTTACTCTGGCGTCGTCTAGTGCTTGGGCTATGTCTGAGTCTAGAATTGTGGTGTAAGTTCCTGCGTTGGTAAGGTCATTGCTGCCAATTCTGTCCGCGTATGACCCGCCAACAAAATCGTAAGCTGACTCTAATTTATCCGTAACTTGGATATTATTATAGATGTTTGACACTTCGGTAGCTGATAATATTTTATCAGAAAATATCTGAAGGTCTGCTACACCACCATTTAACCAATTTACTCCCTGGTTGTCTAGCTGTCCCACATGCAAACCTAGTCCACTAGAAAGGTCATCAGTCGCTAGGTTAGCGACATTTGATTCTGTTGCTGCAATTTCTACACCATTGATATACAACTTGCAACCTACATCTCTATCAACAGTCAAAGCTATATGAGTCCATTTTTTAAAGTAAACAAAAGCGGCGTCTGCTGTAATGCTATAAGTAGTACCATTTTTAGTAAAGAATCTTAGGATATTTGCATTTATATCCATAAACCAACCCAGTCCTGTCGATATTTTTGTTTTAGCTAGAAGTCTGTTGTCTGCGGCTGCTAGGTCTAAATTTCCTTTAAACCAAAAGGCTAAAGAGAAATCTCTGTTAGTACTATAGTCAAATGCGGTCGCTACTGAACAAGTTAG